TAAGTATTAGTTTTTGCCACTCTAATAATGGCTGGCCAATAGATTCAGCTAGCGCAACTATCTCATCTATGCGTGATTTTGTATCGAGCCAGGGCGTGTTAAGCCGTGGATGAGTTGCCCCTCGTAAGGGCTGTTTAACTTCGGTTAGCAATCGTCTAGCCCTGCTGTAAACCGCGGGTCATAGGGCCTGTGTGAACCGTTTCAACCACTTTTGGGGAAAAAGAGGACGAAAAGACAGGGGGGGTAGCCTTATGGGCTAAAAAAACCGCCTGTGACTTATTACCGCGTGAGCTGTTACAACGCTTGCAACAGGCTACTAAGTTGTTAGGGTTGTACGCCTCAGACTTATCATCGCTCTTAGAGACTGGGACTATGTGGTCAACGGTATCTGCCTCAGCATTACAGTAAAAGCAAGTGTGGTTATCTCTAGATAAGACCTGCAACCTAACCGCTTTGTACTTACGCTGAGAGCGTGGGTCACCACGTCTAGTAGCCATTAGTAATGACCTACTCTCTTATGTCTATCTAAGGCTTTACAAGTATCACCTTTATAAATCCTATGATAAGTAATATATTTAAGTCCTAAGTCTATCTGTTTATAAGGATTAGTCTCAGTCATTTTAAGCAGCTGTGGAATACCAAACGCACTACTCTTAGGATTCTTAGCTTTAGGGTTCCAATTACTTTCCAAACGCCATAGCGTTACTAGGCACCTATAGGCCTTATCATCTAATAGCTTCATATGAGCATAGAGTTTATAGCTCTCTACGTTTGGGTTGTATGCAGTTGCTGTTGTTATATTCATTGTTACTAATGCGCTTACTAGTAAGCATAAGTGTGGCGTTAGCTGATAGCGCTTGGCTGAGCTACGCCTCAGCGGCTCGCCTGCGCGGTACCAGCGTACCAGCGATGTCAAACGAGATGCAATATTAAGCGTAGTCTTGGGCGTGTCTGCACAGTTATTAGTACCTGTGGATAACTCCTGTGGATAACTATTCATCTTACCCTTGCTAACTGTGTACGGTGTAATGCATTTGTTGCAGGTTGACCTAAAGCGAACAAAAAGGTTTGTAAGCTAATCGTTTGCGATTTACCGTCAGGCCGCTCAAACTTAAAATCGGCTGGAGTAGCTAAAATCCCGTCAGCTAAATCCCATATTTTATTAAACCATTTAGACCGTGATACAGGCATTAAAGCTATACCGTTGCCATTATCCATAAACTTATTTACCCAAGGTGTTGCGTTGCTAAAAGGTGGATTCATCCAAACCAACCCCCCGCCCCAGTCTTGTGCAAGGCCGTCATCTACCTGGCTAAACCAACGTTTAGCAGGTAACCACGGGATACCTTGTAACGGTGCAGCCACGTCTATATCAAACTCTAAACCTAATGCATCAAACAGCCATTTAGGCGTGTAATAGTCATTGGTAGTTGTAGCTTCACTAACTACGTTAAACAGGCTATTTTGCATCTTTACCCCATCCAGTACCCTTGAATATGGCACCTACTGGGTCATAGATACGGCGCATATCAAAGCCACAGCATTTAGGTATGTTCACATCGTGTATAGAGCGCTGTACCTCGTAGCGTATTGAGCAGCTAATACATTCATATTCATACATAGGCATCTATTGTCACCTTTTCTCGCCCATTATCTAGCCATATCCAAGCTGACCAATACAGGCAAACCGCGCACAATCTCTCAAAATATCTAATGCAATACCTGCCCTCAATATTATCATCGTAAGACGTTTCATAGGTTTGAGTAGCAGGCTTTTTACACTTTTTACATAGTGTGTTTTGTTTGCCCCATTTTTCAGGCATAATCAACCAATAGGCATACGCTCATTTTGCTACATTTGATGCATTGTAAGACCTTTACATTAGGCGGCAGGTTATCGCTAACTATGCGCTCTAATTGGTCTGTTATCTTTTTACAGCTGCGGCACTCAAAGCGGATAATGTCCATATATAAACTCGTTTCTCTCGGCCTTTTCTACTTGCCATTTAAGTAGTGAGTCAATAGTTATAAGGTAGCCAAAAGAGATGTTAGGCTCAATATTGCAGCTTATATTCCTACCGTACTCTTTTACGGTGTTGATGAGGTCAGATTTAGAGACTATTACCGTTAAATCCTCTAGGACAAAAGCCCAATGCGTAGCCTGAGATACTGATAGCCCTGAAGGCTTAAATCCACGCTCGTTAACGTAGTAGCAAGATGTCTCTATGTATATATTGCCTGTCTCTTTCCAGCGCCTATCGCGTTTGACCTCTACCGTCTCCATAGTGAGGAGCCGGCGCACGGATTCTTCCCCGTCTTGGCCGTAGCGTAGGTCTATATCCCAATCGGATTTAGAGGTAGTCATTACCTGCAATCCTTGCAAAACCATATAATGTTTTCATATGAGTTTTTTTGATATCCAAACTTATCTAGTTGTGTCACCCTGGCGCATTTGTCGCACGTCTCTACCTTGTACTCAGCAACCATTTCACCATCTATAAACAGTTTACCCGTCATAGCTTTAAGGTTGATTAACTCCATTTGGCTACTCATACTTGAGGCTGCCATCCTGTAGAGGTTTGCATATACCAAACTGGCTCACATTGAGTAGCCTTAGTCTTTTCTGTGCAGCTGTAATTACCCCATTTTTTATTTGTCTTGGTGGAGAATCCTTCACGCCAAACACGGGCGCCGTGAATACATTCCGGCTTAGCCTGTAGGTAAATACCGCCTAGCTCGTTTTTAACTGCCTCGATGGTCTGTGCCACAGGCGTAGTAGCCCATAAATCCTCGCTTACAGGTGCTACGTCTTTAGTGCTAAGAGTTTCTACCTTTTCCATATCCTGTTTAGTACTACGAGCTATGCCCCCAGGTGTTAACAGGCCTAAAACTCTTCCATAAGCGGAAGTCACACAGTTTTCTACCCAAAAATGCAGATTTACGCCTCTATCGCTGCGCATCTCAAAAGCATAATCTACGGCGCTTGGTAGATGGTCCTCGTACTCTTTGTAAGCCTCAGCCTTAATTAAAATATAACCTTTTGTTATATCTATATCCTCAATAGATGCAACTAGGCGCAAGGTTGGGTACTCAATACGCGCCCTAATAATGCGGGCGTTTACGTCCTCGTATCCTTCCAGAAAATTACTCATCGCTTGGCCTCAGCTTCTTTTAACGCCTTAGCTATATTACGGCCACGTAGGTAACCTTCACCCAGGCCTACTTTGTAGCCCATTTCATAAGCTGCGTAGATAAATAAGCCCATAAACAGGCAAACCATACCTACTACCATCAAGTCTAAACTATTCATTTTTCGCCCTTTGTTAAGGCCGATGAGCTACCTACCCGGGTAGCCCTCCCGGCGTGTGTAGTTAAAGTATGAACCTACCCACCGACAAAAGGCAACGCGACACGCTCTACTTAGATAATCTGTCCTCTAGCAACATTTCATAGATTTTATCCACGCGTAACTCAATACGCTCAACGCGCCCTACTAGGTTATGCCCGCCGTTGCCGTCAGGCTTAAGCTCGGATAGGTAGTACTTAACAAGGTGGCGCACAAGCCCAGCCATAAGCCCTGAAAGGGTAGCAATCCCCAATGCTACCGCTATGTATGCCTGGGCCTGCGACACTTACTTAGCGCCTATTCCAAGTTGCTTTTCATTAGGTGCTATAGCTTTAAGTACTGGCCCAATAAGCCCAGCTAGAAAAGCATTAGCTAGTACTTTAGGGTCTGAAATCCCGCTGAGGTACAGCGCACCCACGCACGATAGAGCCGCACGTAAATAGGACAAGGCCGCGGCCTTAAATTGCTCTTTCATTTATTAGCTCGATTCTGCCCTTAGTTGATTTGTTTAAGTACGCCCACAGTATTAGTACCTGAGGCCGTAACGCCATAAAGGCCCTCGTGGTCACCTACCAAAAGCTGCATTTTATCGCCATTATCTAGCTTGTAGCCGTTGCTCGTTGTTACTCCACTATCGCCTAAATAAACAATGCCACCGCCTGAGTTATGTAGCCATACGGTTTGGTCAAAGCCTGTTGAGGCTACTAAAAGTGTAACCGTTACTCCTACGCTTACCTGTGCGCTAGTTGGCATTTTGTAACCCTAACTTAGTAATTAAAGCCGTGACCTTTTCAGGGCTTAGTGCTATCTCAAAGTGCATCTCATCTTTTCTAGTCCAATCCCCGCCCCAGGTTAGGCCGTACTTTTTAGCTAAGGCTCTAATCATCGGTACCTTAGCTGCATCAAACGTGCCTACCTTGCCTAAAGGGTGTTTAGTTGCGTTTAGGTCTATAGCTGTGCCGCTTGCGTGGTTACTGAGTTTGCCTACCACACCTCTTACGTCTCTGTAGGCATAGCCCCAATCATCAAACGTGCCGCCCTCTATTGGCTCTATTAGCTCGTTAAACTCTTTAGCAAAGTTAATAAGTAAAGGCGCTACCTTTTCAGCACAGCGGATTTTAAGGCTTGTTCCCTCAACGTTAAAAGGCTTTACGCCTATCTCAGCCTGCTCTTTAGATGCTGGCCAGCCGTTGTAGCTAGTCTGCATAGGCCACTTTCTTAGTCAAGTGTTCCACTATGAAAGCAGTAACTTTGCTTCGTCGGCAGTTATGCCTAGTTTGGCTAGTAGTGCTGCTTTATCAGTAGCAGTTTGGGCTTCGGCTTCTGCCTTTGCTTGAGTGGCTATTTTGTCGGCTTCAATGTCTGCCAAATAAATTGCATACGATTCATCACTCATTTCTTGATAAATCGTTTCGCCTGTTTGTGCGTTTGTGATTGCTTCAATTGGTCTTGTCATTTTTATGCCTCCGCTAATCCATAGACGGCAATAGTGCCAGCCACATTTGTGCTTGAACTTAAAATTTGGAAACCTGTAACAGTTGCGGATGTAGAATAGGAACCACCGAAAAGGTTGTTTTGCGTGTTGTTTGTGGTGTAGTGATTTCCGAAAATTACTGGTTGTTCGCTGCTATTCCCAACACCCTGGAATTGGTACCAGGCACGCCCATAAGTTGTTGCGCCTTGACCACCCATACCACCAGTTGTTAATTGAAGATAAGTTAATCCTGACGATGGCGTGCTTGTAACTGTTGTGTTGTAGTGTTGAGTTGTCAAAGCATTCCCATAATAGGTTGCAGCCGTAAGATTTCCGCCACTGTCTCTAAATTTGATTCTCATTGTATCAGTTGCATTTACGCAGCCAATGTTCTCCATAACAACCACATATGAACTATAAGTGCTAGTAAAACAGCCATCAACTGTCAGTGTTGCGGCTGAAGAATAAGTAGTTCGATTGATAAGTGTCATTCCACTTGCTGCAACTGCTGGCGTAGCCCATTTCAAGCCTGTTGAGGCGGTACTATCCGCCACAAGTGTGGTGCCATTGGCGCCTACGGTGAGGTTATCGAAAGTTGCTGCCCCAGTACCTACAATTAAATCGCCTTTAGCTGCTATCTCAGTAGCCATTGAGTTAGTAATAGTTACGGTGCCGCTTGTGCCACCGCCGCTAATACCTGTGCCAGCTGTAACGCCTGTGATGTCTCCGATAGGTGCAGCTATCCAGGCAGCCCCGTCATAGTACTCAGTACTGTTTGTATCTTTTAAGTACGAGTATTGCCCCTCTTGTGGTGAGGTAATAGCTGCAGCGCGGGCAGCCGATGAGGCAAACACCAATACGCCTTGCATTAGGTAGCCGTTAGTGTCAGCTGCCGTAAGTACCTCGCCAGTAGTAAAGGTCTTAAAACCTAATCCAGCTGCCATAGTCCTATCTCCTTAATAACTTAATACGCCGCTGTCAAGCAAACCGTATATGGATGAGTCTAATATAAAGCCGTCAATAATTGGCTCTAAAGTGGTAAGTGTTGTTTTCCAGCTATTAGGCGTAATGCTCTGAGCTACGCCAAACACCTGCAAAGTCTTAGTTAGGGTTGAGCCCCCAGGTTGGTTAGTTGTAATAGTTACCGGGTCAAAGTAATCCAGGTCTAGCGCTGCGATAATGCCCGTATTGTAATTATCGGTATAGAGGTCTAACTGAATCGCATCGCATCGGATACTAGTCTCAGCTCTAGATGCTACATAAGCTTGAGCATAATCAAGGGCCACGGCATCTGTCTCCATTAGCAGGTTTTGCTGGTTGTAACTATGCACAAAGTACTTATCTATGCTCGCTGGGTTTGTAGCTACCTGGGCCGTGCCACCTGTACGGGTAATGCTGGCTGAGTTGTAAACTAGGGTATCGTCAAGGCGCCACACCGCATTAAAGTAACTAATATCTGAGCCGTTATCGTTAAACACCACAGGCGCAAGGCCAGTACTGCCAGCTGTAACGTCTCTATCTTGAAAGACAAACGAGCCAGCGGCATCTACATACAAGGCGCCGTACTCGCTAATCTCTACAGTTTGCATAGCTGCAAGGCTTGTGCGGGCTGTGCCTGGGTCTGCCTGCATTGTGGTTAGCCCTGCATCTACGTCACGCATAGAGGCAGGCCAGTCAATAGCATCTAACAAGGCGTTAATTCTTGCACCGCTGAGCTGACCCGCTGAGGTACCTGCCACAGTACTTACTTGTGCATTTTGGGCGAGCCTAAAAGCATCTACAGCTGTAATAGTGGTATAAACCACATCATTAGCATTTTTAGGCGTAGTAGTTGTATAGCTAGTAATAAAGCCAGCAAAGATAGGGTAAGTAGTTGCCCCGTATGTAGCTGTAATTTGTACTTTGCGCATAGGGGTCAAAAGCTGAAAGTAGGGGCTTGCTGGGTTTTGGGGGTTGAACGCGCCCACCTGGTCAACAATACGCATAGTTAGCGTACCTGTTTGGAATTGGTCAGCCTGAGGATTACGCCCGCGCTTTGTCTCAATACTATCTACTACGTCAGACACGTCCACAATAACGCTAGCTGCATCTGCCAAAATATTTGTGCCTAATATGCCACTATCTAAAATCATAGCCTGAGCAAAGCTAGGCCCAGTACTAAAGTTAATAACAGCGTGAATTACGGGTACGGTCATATTGCGCCAGCAAAGTTAAGGTTATTGCCAAACCTATTGTTTTCTTGTACGGCTGTTTGTACCACCTCAATAAGTCCGCTTGTCTTATCTATAATCTCTACGGTCACAGTTGAGCCTGAGCCATAGCCCGCGCCTCTGTTCATATCGGCGCTATAACCGCCAAAATCTCCTAATTTTCTCTGAAACTCAATAAGTGATAAATAGGCCGCGTAGTTTTCTTGCTCTTGTAATATAGCAAAAGCTGTAGCACGCTCGGTTGCAGCATCGGCATACTCTATAACTGCATCTATAGAGGTATTAGGGTCAAAAACTACAGGTGCTACATAATCGCCTTCAGGGATGCCTGATTTTGCTCTAGTGCTAGGAGTTGCGCCAGCCTGTGCCAAAAGCCTCAGCATTTCGCGTATCTTGTCTAAAGCCATATTAAGGTTTTCTTGGTCTATAAGCTCTTTAGGTTTGAGACTATCCAAAACTGTCTTAATACCTAACAAGGTAAAGTTTTGGCTTTGCAAGGTACCTAAGATTTTTAAGTCCTCATTAAGTTGTTTGGTAGCGCGTTCAATACGAGCTACATCTTTAGAGGCTATCGCATCTTCAAGCTCATTTATAGATTGCTTAACCTTTAAGCGCTGTATATCGTTGGCAATAGATAGTACTTGAGCAGCGCTCTCAGCTTTGCCTAAAGCCTCAGCCTGGCCAATTAGAGCTGCGTTAATTTGGATTTTATCCATATCAAAAACGTCTGCACCCTTACCTAAAGCTAACTGGCCTGCAGCTATTGCCTTGTCTAATTTAGCCTGCTCTTTCTTGGCTTTTGTAGTTGCTAAGGCCGCCGCAGCTTGAGTTTTAGCTAGCTTGGCTAGCTCTTTATTACGCTTGATTGCCTCAAGCTCTGCTTTCTTTCTAGCTGCCGCATCTGATACGCCGGTAGCTTGATTAGCTAAAGTCATAGGCTGGCTAAAAGGTTGTGGCCCCTTAATTTCTTTTAGTAATTCAGCTGCTCGTTGTGGGCTAAATCTGCCTAATACGTTGCCAACTAAACCAAAAGCGCCTTTAACTATGCCTGCCCCTGGGATAGTTGCTATCTGCTCTTTGAGATAAACAACGCTATCTATAAAGTTAGCTAAAGATTTAGCCGCATTTTCTATATCTGTGCCTAAGTTTGCTATACCGTCATTACCACCCACAGAGGTAATTGCATTAACTAAACTTTCTCCAATAATTTCTTTAGCTTTATTAGCCGTCTCACTTAGTATTGCTAATTGGCCAGTATATGTAGCAGCCGCTGCCGTTGCTGCACCTGCAAAATTATTATTTAACTTAGTCTGCAACTCATTAAAACTCATAGCAGCTAACTCAGCTGTGGTCAGCCCAATATCATATTTTTTAAGAGCTTTAGTATTACCTATATATGCTTGAGATAAATCTTGCGCGGCTTCTGTGACATCAACTGAATTAGCAGCTGCCACATCTAAAGCTGTATTAAAAATCTCTATAGATTTTGCAGTTGACCCTGTTACTGTTAACAAAGCTTGGAAAGCCGGCGTAGCTTGGCCCCCAGTTACTCCATACAATTTGCCTATTTTGTTTATGTATTGGTCTATATTTTGTTGGTCAAAAGCCAGCCCTAGATTTTTTACAGTATTAGCAAGTGTTGCTGCCTCTTTTTGGGCACCGGTAAAGGAGTTAACAGCTGACTTACCAAAAGCTACAAAAGCTGCAGCGCTAAGGCTTACACCCAATACGCGGCCTAGACTCTTTACGCTACCCGTAAGTTTTTTGGTAGCTTTGTCAGCATCTAGAAAAGCCTTTTTACCTAAGAATTGACTGGCTATATTTACTACTAAATCGGTAGCCATTAGGCAGCTCTCCTTGTATGCTCATAAAACATTTTTGAGGCATTTTCTAACGCCTTAATAACGGCTGCATTAGCTCGCCCGTTATCCTCAGCCCAGGCTCTAAAGATTAAGCGGCCAGTTTGTTTGCGCCCTGGGCTACCCACTAAACCCTTAGGGCGGGCGTTTACTAGCTGGCCAGTACTGTTTAGGTTATCTATAAACTGTTTGCCAGCGTTAGGGTTAAGTGAATTGTTGTAACCTTTACGCTGAGAGTTATCCTTTTCTTGATAATACCTGATAGTAAAATCTCCTGGGCCGTCTCCTGTGCGATAAACAACACTTGCAGGTTTATAGTTTGGTTGACCCTGTGCATTTTTACGGCCTGCTGTCTCATAGATTGCACCGCCTGCAGACTTGTTAATAATGCGAGCTAAAGCTACAAAACCGTTTTTATTAGGCTTAGATGGTGAGGTTGAATAAGTAATGCCAGCCTTAGCTTGCATAGAGTTAAACTTAGGAAATGGACGATAAGCCAGGTTTTCTGCACCGGCTAGGTTTTTAGACCAGCCGGATAAGACTTGCCCGTCATTAGGAACGTAACCTCTAGCTACTGTAGTAACAGTTTTTAGAGCTGCCGCCATTTGTGACTGAGTTTCTTTAGATAAGTCAGGAGCAAAACGCTTAAGGGCTACGCGGAGCTGTACGGCCCCTTCTAGCTCTACTGGCATTTTGTTGCTCCTTAGCTCTATCGTTTATGACCTTTAACATATTCTTAAACATATACGTATCCAGGTCTAGTAAATACTGGGGCGCGATGCCCGTCTCTACGGCTAGCTGTGCAACCAGGTAACCAAAACTACCGCGCCCCACTATTGCGAAGGGTCATCGTCCAACACCTCGACCTTAGCTAAGGTGTCTAAAAATAACGCTCCAAAAACAGGTACTTCAACACCGTCTGACCTGAGGCACTCCCAAGCTAGCCAGTACACGTCACTCTGTTTTTCATCATCTCTAAAAGCTTTATGAAAGCCTTTTTTTGCGTACAACTCAAAGGCCCACTCGATTTTAGGCGTTATCTGATGTTCGGATAACGTACCGTCTGCCCTTGTTATTTTGAGTTTTGCCATTGTGTTAGCCCCTTTTCTTTATTCTTATGGTGTGGTTGTAATTACGATTGGTGAGTTACAGGTAAAGGTCAGGCTCTGCACACTTTCCTCAGAGACAGCGCCGTTAATATCGGTAGTATTATTTACCAAAACTGTAGTGCTGTATAAAGGGTTGGTGGTTGATACTACGGCGCTAGTTTGCTTTAGCGTTAGTGGCACAGTTGTACCCCAGGCAGCTTGCAAAGTTGCACGTACTGAACCAGACCCGGAAGCTGCATCATCGTTTAAAAAATCTAAAGTGATTGTGCTTGCTTCTAGGCCCTTAACAAACTTGTGTGCAGTATCGCCCATAGCTGTAACTTCTAGCTCGTCAAAGGTTCTAGAGATGCTTGCGCTTGTTACGTGGTCTGATAGGACTACTGAGTTGAGAGTAGCCACTACGCCGTTTGATAAGAAAATTGCCATTAGGGCTATTCCTCTACTTTCTGTGTTGTTGTTTCTTTTGGTTGGGTTTCTTTAATCTCTTTTGGCAGGTCTTGGCCAATTTTGATTAAAAATGCTTTTTCTTCATCTGTAAGTGCCATTTTAGCTCCAGCTCGTTAGTACGGATATTTGTAAATCTGCAGTTAATAAATCACCACTAGCCACACTTAAAACACTAGGTGCAGATACGCTAGTAACATTAAATACGATTGCACTTGCAGCTAGTTTAGCAAACACAGCTACAATAGTGTCCTCTATGCCTTGTAAGTTGCCTTCATTAGAAAACATTGGCACCGTCATAATGACCTTTAGGTTGGCCATAGGTGAAATGCTGGCATAAGAGTTATTGCTAGGGCTTATGTATGGGTCAGCCGGTGCAACTACAACGCTATTAGCTAGGATTGTGCTAGGCGGGTATGCAAAAGTACTCCACACGCCAGCATTAGCCAGGGCTGCAGCTACCGTGCTACGTAAAGTAGTTATGGCCGCTGTCATTAGCCAACCATACTTGCAGGAGAAAGATACGGAGCCAAGAGGCCGCGCACGGATGCCATTAAAGTATTGCTCATCTTAAATGGGCTAGGGCTATATCCATCTACGCTAGTGCCGCCGTTTTGTGTGCTAAACCGTGAAGTCCAGATATTCTCAGCTAGCATTAAAGCTGCAGCGTTAATAGCTGGGGTGTTGGCATAGGTAGCGGTTTTTGTATCGTCACCTGTCATAGTGCCATAAGGCAATACGCGCCTAAAGTTTTGGTCAGCCGCTACTTTTGCATATTGGATAAAACTGTAACCCTGTGGGAATTGCCAGTAATTAAGCTGCATATTAAATGCAGGCAAAAGATTAGCCGTACCTGTGCTAAAAGGAATCGTGCCTGTGATTGTATAAGTACCGTTAAAGGTTGAACCTGCCCCGGCAACCGTAACGGACTCGCCAACAGTAAAGATGCCTGGGTTAGCCACCATCACCGTAGCAACATTATTTACTAACGCAGTACCTACTACTGGCGCACTATCAAACCACAAAAAGCCGTTAATTAAATCTTGTGCGGCTTGGCACGTATCCTCTATCCAGGTATAAGAATCATAAAGAGTACCGACACCTAAAG